CTTCTGCGAGATATTTTAACTAAAAAAAGTTAAAAATTAAATGTAAATATTTTACAGTCAAAGAAATAGATAAAAAACGACAAGTTTTTTGGGGAGATATTGCAAAATAACTACATAAATAGCTGTTTTTCAGTTAAATATGTGCCTTAAAAATTTGCTTTCCATTAAAGTGTTTTGTATTTTTATACTGTTAAACAATTATTAATCAATTACTTAAACGCAAAAAAATGACACAAGCAACAAAAGCGGTCATCGCTCCCGAAAAGGTTGAGCAAAAAAATGTTACCACTTTGAAAGTAGTAACAAACGAAAAAATCCAATCGGCAATGGATAGAATTAAACGAGCTGAACAGTTTGACATCCTTACAAAAAGGTATCAACATTTAGTTGATAAAAAAGAAGAGCTTGACAAATTCCTTTTGGCTGATGATGGCTTGCAGGGCATCACATTATTTTTAGAAGGTGGTAACAAGAGTTTTGAAGTGTCCAATACTTCGGTAATAAAAGAGCTATTAACTACGGCAACTACCAAATTAACTAGCTTACTGGCTTCTTCTGAAAAAGAAATACTAGAGTTTAGTATTTAAAAAGCAAACACCCCATTGGTTGCAGCCTTTGGGGTGTTTTTTACAATTTCCTTAAACGCAAATCTAAATCAATTGTAGGACAAATATATGAAAAATATTGTTGTTGAATTATTGAGCCAAAGAGGCTTAGAGCATATCTATTCTGAAAGCAATTTCAAATCATACTCAAAAAAAATACTTTCAAAAAATCCAGGAGCAAATAGATACTATGTTGCATTAGGTATTTTTGACATGTTCATTGCAAACGCATGAATTATCGGGTACTATCATACCCTAACAAAAGTAATTTAACACCATCATTTTATATTCAAATAAAAGGCAATCATAGCGGTAGACCATTACGCAAACCAATTATAAATTGCGTTGCTGTTTATACGGACATACCGTATTTATTTGAGTTGGTGTATTTACTTTTTAAAGGTAGAATGTTTGAGCCTTTTATTATTGGTTCGGTTGTGCCATTCATCCGCATTGATGAGATAAAACAAGTAATTGACGAAGGTTTGATTTTTTATAAACCTGAAAAAATAAAATTACTTGATTCTGTCAATAAAATTGACGAAGTATTGAACCTGTACCATTGCAAAATAAAACTACTACAACAAGCCTTTGAACACTTAACCGCACAACGAGGATGGTATAAGCTATGCAGCATAGACCCCAATACCTCACGCACAATTAAAAAAAGGTATGCCGAAGGACGAGTAAGCAATGATTTAATTATAAAACTCCTTCAATCAGCCAGATATTATCATATTCCCGAAAAATGGAAAGCACCTAAAACAAAAAAAAGCGATACTATTTAGTATCGCTTTTTTTTGCTCCATACCCTGTCCTTTCCTTCACCAAATCCCTTCCCGAAATTAGCACTATGCAAACAATCAATCTCAATGATGCGCTAGGTGTAATGAAGGAACGCGAACCGTTCCAGTTAAAATTTGTTACAGCTGATCGCACGTTGAAAACAGGCGGCAAAATAATCGAATTAACAAACGCAGTTGAAGTTGGAGCTGCTCACCATCAAAAGAACAATGAAACGATTACAGTGAAGCAATTAGGCAACAGTAACCATCCTTACCCTGTGCACATCCATTTAATCACAGAATTTAATCATAAAAAAGTTTTCATTTAATGGACGAAAAGATATTATTTAACGAAGGTGCAACTTTTGGAATAACCTCCAGTGCCATTATTTCTACCGAGGTAAAACCTGCACGTCCTACTGGTACCATTACCAAAGATGATAAAGGGAAAAAACTACTCAATTGGGGCGAAGACAATGACTTCCCTCAACAGGTAATTGCTGACGTAAGAAAAAACCCCGAGCTGGGAAATTTACTAGATAAACAAGCTAATTTACTTTATTCTGCAGGGCTTGAATGGGGCATATTGGAAAAGGATAAAAACGGAATTGAAAAATTAACACCTGCTGATATAGCTCTTGATAAATCCATAAAAGATTGGTGTAAAAAAACAAGCATTAACAGGTATTTGCTCGAAGCTTCCAAAGATTTATATTGGTTCAATAATGTATTTGTGGAGATAATTCTTTCCAACGACAGAAAAAAAATAGCACAAATCTGTACGCAAGCCGCTGAAGAGTGTCGTTTTGGTCCGCAAAATAATAATGGATTATTAGACACTTGTTATATCAATGCGCAATGGCCTGATGGCAAGATTGAAGACCCTGAAACGAAGAAATTACCGGTAATAGACGCCTATTATGATCCAGCCGGAACGCTTCAAGAAACGACTTCCGGAACAAATTTTATTTACACGTTAAACTACGCCAATCCAGGGAATAAATTTTACCAGCTTGCAGATTGGAATTCTATCCGTGAAAGTGGATGGTTAGAGGTTTCTTCCGATCTACCTAAATTTAAAAAAGCGCTGTTAAAACATAAAAGCACTATAGTAAATCATATCAAAGTATCTAATAGATATTGGGATTTAAAATTTGATGGCTGGGATAAAAAAACGCAGGCAGAAAAAACAAAAATCAAGCAAGATGAAATTGACCATGTGCAACGTTTACTTGCCGGTGCTGAAAATGCCGGGAAAAATTTCTGGTCAACGTTCCATTCCGATTTAAATATGGGTAAAGACAATGAGCTGATAAAAATTGAACCCATTGCAGACCTATTGAAGGATGGTACATTTTTAGAAGATGGAAAAGATGCAAGTACATATACCATGAGTGCTGTTGGCTTGCATCCGGCATTGGTTGGAACTATGCCTAACAATGGGTTGGGTGGTGCAGGTTCAAATATTCGTGAAGCTTACAACCTTCACATACTTACCAATAAATCCCGTCAGGATTTGATTTTAGAACCACTAAACAATTTAGTAGTTGATTACAACGGCTGGACAGACATCACCTTCCGCTTTAAAAATCAATTCATGACAACGCTCGATACAGGCACTGAAACATCAAGCAAAGCGCAAACATCAACCTCTAATACTTCAAAATAATGCTGTTTAAAACCATTGATGAAATAAAAGAGTTTTGGCCGGTACCTGTTAGCGATAATATTGCTAATGTAAAACCATTCATCGTTCAGGCGGAGCGTGATTATATCATTCCTGCAATATCACAAGCTCAATACACCACATTGAGCAATGCATATAATGTTATCACGCCATCTTTATCACCGGCGCTTACAAAACTACTTGAAAAAGTACAAGCAGCCTTGGCATTGTATGCGTACTATTTATGGATACCATCCGGGCAACTTCAAATAAGTGATTCCGGCATTCGCATTGCTACAAACGAAAATTTAAAAACAGCATTTCAATGGCAAATTGATGATTTGCAACGCAGTGTAATTAAACAGGCAGGCAGCGCAATGGAAGATTTGCTTGCCTTTATGGAACAAAACAAAGCCGATTATGCAGGATGGTCAGGCTCTTCTGCTTATACCGAATTTAAAGACTGTTTTATTCCTTCAGCAATTGTATTTACAAATTGTTACAGTGCTTTAGGCTATTCGCGTTTGAACTTCTTAGCCATTCGAAGCCACATGAAAAAGGTGCAAGAAACTACCATTCAGGCCGAGTTATCACCCGAATTTTATGCCGTACTAAAAAATCAAAATACAACCAATACCCTTTCCGATAAAAATAAATTACTTATTCCATACATCCAAAAAGCAATTGCCAATCTCACTATGGCAAATGCTTTTACAACACTGGCTGTTACTATTAACGAAAACGGAATTTTAAATTTTAATAATACCGGTAACCGCGAAGCCATTAATGCAAAACAACCATCAGCACCAAGTATGATTAGCAAGTTAGAGCTGCAGGCACAAAAAGATGGTGAAACGTACATCCAAATACTTAAAGATTTTTTAAAAGCAAACATCACCGATTACCCTGTGTATGCTTCAAGTACCGCTTATAATTCAGAAACAACCGACACTTATTTTAAAAACGATGAAAATCAAACAGGCTACGTGGCTATGCTTTAGCATAGCACTATTATTTACAGCTTGCGTTACCGAAAAACAACGCGCTAAAATTTGCAATACCTGTGCTGTTACAAGTTTTGCAAAAGATAGTGTAGTTGAGCGTTTGCGCGATACCACCATTTACATCACACAGGATGGTACAGTGCAATACCTTCCAAATCCATGCGCTCAGCTATGCGATTCTGTTGGGAAATTAAAACCATTTGAAAAAACAGAAGTAAAAAAAGGTATCAAATCAATTATAAAAAGTCAAGGCAACACACTCGTTGTTACTTGTGAAGCTGATAGTTTAAAAGCTGTTATAAAAGGACTTCGTGAAACCATTTATTACCATCAGATAAAGGAGTTGTCAGTAAAATACATTGCCTGCGACAAAGCTCATAAAACAAAGTTCGACGGCTTTACATTTTGGTGGTTTTATATTAGCATTTCAATCATTGCAATACGAGCATTAATTATAGCAGTAAAAAAAATATAAGTTAAATGGTTAGCGTACTATTAAAATATACCAGTAATAACAAATCTATTGTTGATGATATTTCCGTTCCAGAGAACTGGAATGAATTATCAACCAAACAACTGCTTTACATTGCTAACCTTTGGCAAGCATGGCAATTGATGGCAAAAAACAACCTCGATTTAAACCGTGTAAAAGCCCTATTATTTGTGCAATTAATAAAGGGTACTACTGTTTTTAACAAACAAAAAAGAGTAAAACTCATCACCAAGCTCACTAATGAAGAGCAATGGGCATTATTACAGCTCACTAACTTTATTTTTATCAAAAACACACTTACCGTATGCCCATTTCCGGTAATACGAATAGGTTTTAAAAAGTACTACGCACCCAATAATAAGCTCGGCAACATAAAAGCCCTGGAGTTTCATTTTGCCGATTTTTTTTACATAAAATACCTGCAAACCGAAAGTAATAATGACTTAAACAACCTTATCGCATGCATCTATCGCCCGGCTCCAAAAACAGCTGAAACTGGCGAAAAGCGTGTGCCATTTTACATGGCAAACATTGAAAAAAATGCCAAAGCCATTTCAAAACTATCATTTGCAAAAAAACAAGCCATATTATTATGGTACATAGGTTGCCGAACATATATAGTAGAACAACACCCTCATATATTTTCATCCGAAAACCAACAAAAATCAAATGATAAAGGCTTTTTACCACTAATAATGGCATTGAGTGGTAATAAGTTTGGCAATTACGACCAAACAGCCCAAACCGATTTGGTTTTGATTTTAATAGAATTGGAAGAAGCAATAGAACGTAAACCTAAAAACACAAATGGACTTAGCTAACTTAGAACTTTACTTTGAACGTGCTGCAACTAACAACAAAGCAATTCAACACACAGCACAAAAAAAGCACTTCATCACCTTCAGTGTTGAAGATGCTTTGAGTTCTTTAAAAAATATAGAATATCCGGCACTTTGTTTAGAAATTCCAAATGAACGTTTATCCGATCAACTGTCCGATAACATACGTGCCATTTCTTCATCGGCTATAGTAATTATAAAAAAAGTAGGCAAAATAAACCCTGCTGATATTGTTATTGCTTTAAAAGAAACATACATCATAGCGTCACAAATGCAAAGTAAAATTTTGAATGACAGAAAAAAAGCAAATCAACCCGGTCGTACAACTCCTGAAAGCTTAATAAAACATTTGGATGTAAACAGTATTCAATTAGTAGATGTAGGACCTGTATTTGACGGCTGTTACGGTTGGCGTTTAGAGTTTCAATTTAACGGCCCTAAAAACTTAGAACTGGTTGAATCCGATTGGTTACCTGGTACCGAAACAAAATTTAATTTTAGAGATTAAACCTTATAAAAATGCTACACAACGAAATTACCGTTTATCGTTTCGAAGACAAAACTTTTGAAGTATCATGTATTGATGCTGATAATGCTCCAATAGATTTTAGTTCGGGGTTTGATAACATCGGCATCTTTGTTTACAATGCCGACCGCTCTACTTTAGCCAAGTATAGCCGAAAAATTACAGCCGGATGGAAATCAATTGATACATCAAATCAGGCAACAGGTAAGCTGTCCTTTATCATCGATTCCGATACTCTTAAATTAGCACCGTTAGGAAAAAAGTTTATTGAAGTAATAATCAGAAAAACAAGTGCAATAGTTTCAGATAGTAAATATGATAGTATTACCTCACAATATTTATTTACGCTTAAACAATCAATTTCATCCATTACAGTAATACCATAATGTCAACAACAAACACAACAGTTATAGCAATTACCTTAAAGTTTGAATACGCCTTGCCTTCTACCGTAGGCGTTCCGTTTTCAGGTATAATAGATGATCCCGATCAAAACACAACAACCTTAATTGATTCTTTATAATGTCATTATTTGGTTCAATACAAGTCGCCACAAAAAACGAAGCATGGTTTTCTACTAATGCAACATTAGTATTGGAACAGGGCAGAATCATTTGTTTGTTAGGTTCAAATCCGATGAAATTTAAAATTGGCGACGGAACAACGCAACTTCAAAATTTATTATTCCTAACCGAACTTAGCACCAAAATAGTTACACCTGCAGGTAATAATCAAGCTACGGCTACGGTATTAAATGAAGATGATAATATCATCGATTCTACCGATGGAGTAAAAGGAGTTGCATTGTCTTCAAATGATGTAAATTATAGAAGGAAGGTTCGTAACGCTGATGCCGCAAATGATTTATTTGTTTATCCAAAAGTAGGAGGAGAAATATATTACAATGGAACCGGACTGGGAGCCAACAATCCATTAACAATATCACCCGGCAATGCATTTGAATTTGTTATTTACGAACTAAATAAGGTACGAGCATTTAACCCATAACAACATGAAAAAAATAATTTCACTTTTATTAATACTGGTAAGCTTTAACGCTTTTTCGCAAGACGCCTATAAATTTCAGCGTAAAAAAGCTGATGGAATAAATACACAATGGATAACTCCTCAAGTTGGTTGGGGTATGGTATTCACGCCTTCATTATCTATGTGGTCTGCTGATTCTGTCAATTTTAAAAATTGGCTAAATACACAATGGATCAAACGCGGCTTTAATACTGGCGCACCCAATATTTCAGGCATAAACGACATTACGGCAAACGGAGGTTCATTTTCAAGCGTAATAACACCTATACTACAAACAACAAATTATTCACGTCAGAGAGATATATTTTGCATAGAAGCAATAAATGAAAGAATAGCCCCAACAGCAATTAATTCAGGTACAATAAACCCACAAGGCGCGAATACTTTTAGCATAACCAATACTGGAACTATCAACTTTGTCGGTAGCCCATCTGTAAAACAACCAACATATTCGGCACTAGGAGGCGCACAGCGTAAATTCATATGCCGTGATGGTGTAGTATGGACAAACAGCACAAAACTGGTTCTTCCGTCAACATTTACAACTCAAGCAGGCGATATTGTTAATCTTATTCTAACAGATACCACAGGTCAGGGCATTAATAAGCCACAATGGACATTTGACGGAGGATGGCACGCTGACGGTACACCTATATTTACACCAACAGCAATATCAGGCAACGGCATAAGCATAGCAACATCATTAAGCACTTATACAGTAACAAATACAGCCCCTTTATATTCTGTAACAGCAACAGGAACAGGCGCAGCAACACTAACAAATGGGGTGTTAAATATTCCAACACCAACAAAGGTAAATGCAGCTAATAAAATATTTGTTGACTCTCGATTTGGTAATAATGCAACAGGAATTATAAATGATGAAAACAACAAGTTTCAAACGGTGGAATACGTTTTAGCCAATACTAACAATACAGGCACAGTAACAGCCACAACAACAAATTCAAGCAACACATTAACAGCGGTTAGTTCAACCGCCAATATTGAGGTAGGGCAAATTATTTACGGTACTAATATCCCATTAGAAACATATGTTGTTAGTTTTACTTCTAACAGCATTGTACTATCAAAACCATGCACAGCTGCTGCAACTATTACAGCAACATGGGTAACACAGTATTTAATAGTTGGAAGCGGTAGTTTTACCGCTGCAAGTAATTGGCGAAAAGATGGATTCCACTATTCAATGGGTAATAGTATGATAACATTTGGCAATCTTACATTATTTAATTCTAATTCCTCAGTTCCGCAATATGTAGAAGGTGGTTTTTGGTTTGGAACGCATCCTAATAGTAAGCTACTAACAAATTCAGCTTTTAGTTTTATGTCTTGGTATTTTGATATAAAATACTACTCTTCTGTTGGAACTGGAGCGCAATGTGATTTAGCTCTTGTTTATGGTTTTCAGAATTTTATAATGAATTGTCCTAACTTTTTATGCAACAATGGTTCAATTGCAGGCATAAGTGAGACATTTACAAATTCTAAATTCATATTTAGTGGATATAAATATGGTCTACTGGGCGGCATTTCAGTTAGTTTAAATAGAGGTTTCATGGAAATAAATGGAGTTACCGAAACACCTCAAACAGTTACAGCATTAAATCTTCATGGCCATTTTCAAGTAAACGGAAATACATATGGTAGTGTTGTTTTAACACCTAATAGGTATAGCAAGGCTGTTATTAATGGTTCAATAGGCGTTTTTCCTGTTAACACATCTTTAACAATTAATAATAATGGAGGAAGCATATCATTTAATAATGAAGTATTAGCCAATATAACTATAACCGGAACAGGAACAGCAGATGCAACTAATTGCATATTGTTCAACGGAAATGTTATAGGAGGAGTGACAAATTTTTCGAGTTGCGTAGTTAAATTAAACTGTTATACTCCATATTACAATTCATATACAGGAAGTAACAATTCTTATGCAGTAATTACACCATCTCAAAATAATTATGTTATTGGAGCGAGTGGTTCAAGGATAAATTTAACAGGAACCTCAAAAGTTGATTTATTAAATAGTTTAAATGTAACAACACCAAGTAGGTTTACAACTCCAATTATAACCGTAGGGTCAGGATGCACTTTAAATGTTTTAGGAACTTGTTTGGCAAGGTTTGAGTTAATGGCAGGAACATTAAATTTAAGTTCAACATCTGAATTATCAATGGTTTTAGCTGATGGAGGTGCTATATCTTATAATATTACTGGCATTATTAATAACAATAACGGTAAAATAAATTTAATAAGACCGACAGACGTTGCAGAATCAGCAACCCAAACACCAACATTAAGATTAAATGGTGGCACTTATATTCAAACAGGAGGCTCGTTAACATGCCCTCATGCCGATAGTAAATCGGGATTAATTCAAATGATAGGTACGGGTAGTAAGGTTATATTAAGGTCACAACCACAATTAAAAGTAGCAAATGGTTTAGCACCTATACAAGTATTGAGTAACACGTCAAAAGAGATTTTTGATTATAGTGTAATTGATAATTGCGCTGCTGGCTTCCGACTAGGTGATACATTTAGCGATGCAACTTATGGAACACCATACGCACCTACATTAATGGTAGGGGGAGATTTATTTGAATCAACAACAAACAACTGGTAGTATGCCTATAATATACGATAAAACAAGTCAACGGCGAAGGGTTACTGCAATAACAGGTACACCCGAAAGTAATTCATTAACAGGTAAAAATGGAGATGAAACAACAGACCTAAATACAGGGATAGCTTATATTTATGAAGCTGGCTCATGGCAGATAAAAAGCGCATACAGGGCTGAAATAATTACTATTCCTTTAAGTACCGCAAACAATACAACTATTGAAACAAACATTAGTATTGACGGCTTAAAATTTAGAATAGTAAAGGATAGCAATAGTTTTTACCGACCATTATTACTAAACAACACAGGTATTTCATTGAGATTAACATTTGCATCAGTAATTTATGGCGCAAGTTTAGAGATTAGAAATACAGTTAATGCAACCATTGCAGCAGGTGCAACGCAAAATTTAGACAATAACGATATATCATGGTGGAATACCGCCAATACAGAACAATTAACAGCAACATTAATAGTTAACGATGTTAATATTTACGAGTTTAAAATTATTGGCTGGACGGTTGGAACAAACACGTTTATATCATTATCAATAGAAAAAAAATTATAAAACAATAAATAAAAACAACATGAAAAAAATAGCAACAACTTTAGCAGTACTACTTATAACATTGGTAGTATCAGCTCAAACAGTACAAAACACTTATGTAGATTACAACGGCAACATAATTGTAAATTACAAAAATGATGTTGACGAACAAAAAACGTTTAACATTCCCGAAAATACATTAAATGGTAACGATTCCATAATCTTATCAGCTTTTAAACAGATATTAAAAAACAGAATTGATACCATTACAAAGACAAAAAAGGAAGTAGATTATGTTGACTATCGTTATGATGCCTTTAGTATATCAATACTCCCTATTAACGGCAAAACATTTAAACAATTAACAAAGTTTTATTCAGAGTTAAGCAATGCCGACAAAGCAGTAATAGACGGTTTAAAAGCCAAAGTATATGACGTTAAAGGCGTAACAGTAACAAGCTTTTACACCAAGTTCGGAAGCAATAAAATATCAATAAACGGTATCGAATACCCCTATTCAGACTTTATAAGCATTGAATTTGCAAACGCAATAAAACTAGCTAACAAATTAATCAACGAGTAATGAAAGAGCCAAACAACCTACAAGACGGAGATATTTTAATTTGCAGAGGCAAAAGCGAATTATCGGAAGCTATAATGTTAGCGACTAAAAGTAACTGGTCGCATACGGCACAAGTTCAGTATGTAAACGGTATATTGTGTATTGTAGATGCACAAAAGGAGGGTTTTTTTCCAAGACGTTTTGATATGTGGGATATGGAGTTCAAATATACATTTGAAGTGTATCGCGCTCCAAAACTTGACAAATACAAATACCATGAAATAATAACAGAAATGTACGGGGCTAATTACAGCTTTAAAATGCTAATAGTTGGCTTTATTCCTAAATTGTTATTTGGTAAAGATGTAAAGAAAAAGTACGGTGAGGACAATAAGTATGTGTGCGGTGAAGCAACAATGCGCATAATAAAAATGCTAGGGGATAACGTATTAAAGCCTGAAAATTACACCCCGAATGACGTAAGAGAATGGTGTATAAAAAACAACTTTGAATTAATAAAATACGATTAAAATATGTCGGAATACACTAAAAAAATATTGACTGAAATATTTATGGGATTGTGGATAAGCACAGGATTAGCAGCACACTTTGCCACGGTTATTTTATTTTTGCAAATAATATTTTATTTCTTGTCCTGTATATCAGTAGGCTTTATTATTGTTTTAAATTATGATAAGGTATTAGCTAAATTAAATAAAAAAAATTGGTTTATTCGTATCAAAAAAATTATAGGAAAATGAAAGTTTCAAAACACTTTTTTACTGAAGATTTTGTCCCTAAAATTATTCAACAACAATTTGGCGATAAAGCCATTTGGTTCATCTCTCCATTTATGGTTAACCATGCGGAATTATTGTGGACACGATTTGGTAAGCAAGTAATAATTAACAATTGGAAAGATGGGGGTAATCTTCAGAACAGAGGATTCCGCATTCCCGATACCTTAGTTGGAGGTAATTTATCTCAGCATAAGTTAAAATCAGCAATAGATACAAATGTGGTAGGAATTACTCCTGAAGAAGTCTATAATGATATTAAAATAAACTTTGGTGTTTATTCCAAAATAGGCTTAACCACCGTTGAAGATATTGCATTTACTACGGGTAAAGTTTCAAACGATTTAAGTGGGTGGAACCATGCCGATTGCCGAACTACAAATATCAATACATTATTAATCGTTAAACCTTAAAACTATGGAAACTTTAAATTCAGCCTATAAAAGCTTAGGCATAAATGACTTTATAAACGCATTTTGGTTATTTCTTTCGTCAACAGTTGTGGCCATTGTTGGAGATGCAATACTTCAGGCATATTTCAACCACGACTATTCATTATCAACCATTCACTGGAAAGAAATTGGTGCCGCCATTGTCACGGCTATTATTGGCTATTTAAAAGTATTATTCTTTACCAATAGTAAAGGCGAAATGCTTACTAAAGAAACCAAGTAAAATAACACACACATGTCGTTAACCGTACTTGAAACTCCTGCTAATTACCAGTTAGCCAAAAGCCCTATTATATTTAAACTGCAAACCAACAGCTATTTGCAAAATGGAGGTTCTCAGTATGTACAGCATTTAGGCCAAAACGCAGGAAATGCTCCAGGAGGATATGTTTCATTTATTTGGAATAAGGGCCGTGCCGATTTTACATTTGTTTCAGGAACACCCGATGACTCAGGTAGCCAATTGCCTATAAAAGGAGCTCTGTCTGATGCGGCATATGTTTTACTGTTAATTACTTATTTAAAAAAAAACGTACTTTTCGAGCGCTATTTTTTATTTATCCCTGATTCTAGCACTCCAGGTAATTTTGCAATTTCATCTAAATACGAAGGTTCTGACTATAATTTTAGCGCTGGATTTTCACAAAACAACTCTGGGTTATATCAAATATACCACGTAGCGGGTACCGATAAAGTTTACGCTGCCAATTATAAAATGGCAAACGAACTATGGATTGAAACCACAAATAATTCAGGAGTTTATGAGTTGGCCGGTAATTTATATCAAAATGTGCTTGATAACAAGTCGGTATTTTATTTACAAGTAGTAATTAACAGCTTTTTGCAGTACGATTTACCTACTTATAATCAACAGCTTTTTTCTGAATGCCTTAATGTTTTCAAGCGTTATTATGTCAAGTATTGGGAACAGTACGGAACCCCCGTAACCCCTAAAGTTTTAGCGATGACAGATATTTATGGCGCATTAAAAGCAGGCATTCCTTCGCATGAATTTAACACCGCCAATAAAACAATTGCCAGGTATACCAACACGGGTAAATTTTTAACCCGACAACCACGTACAAAATACATTACAAAGCAGCAACAGGAATACTTATACATCATTGCACCGTTTACAATGCCAAACCTAACGGCCGTTGCCAACGATTTAAAAATTACCGTTTCGTTTAACGAAAAAATACCTGATGTTGATATTGTAGTTACGCTGGGCATAGCCTCTTTATTAAACCTTTCAACCTCGCAGCCCGAACATACAATGATTTATTGTATCCCGGTTGGGTTTTTACAATTGCAGTTGCCATATAGCATAGAAGAAGTAAGCAAATACACCGTTCGTTTAATATACGATAGCGCAGCGCTTAATTATGCCGATTCATCTGAAACATTTACCTACATAATTGATAACGATTATTATCCTGATGAAACATTTTTATATTTCACCAATAGCGATTCAGGTTTTGATACCATCAGGTGTACAGGCGTTAAAGAAGAAGCTTTTGAAATTGAAAACGAAAACGTACAGCGCATTAAACTATACGATGCACCGGTAACTACGGGCGAATTTTCAAACATTAACAATCTTAAAAAAAACACCTATAAAGTTTCTACCGGATGGATAACAAAAGCGCAAGCTGACTGGTTAGAAGATTTTTTTGTTGCCGAACAAAAGTTTGTCGATTATAAATCAATGTTTGTTCCCATCATTGTTACCTCTAGCTCCGTAAAAAAATACGATAGTAAATCAGGAAAAATAGCATACACCATTGAGTATTATCATGCATTTACTAATACCGTAGCCAACTCAATATGATCAGAATTGTAAAAGACGGTGTTGATTTAGATTTAGGAGATATCCGATTGCGTTGGGAATTGCCTAATTCTGTGTTCGAAACGGAAGTCATTCAAAACGATTTCACCTTCCCATTTACATTGCCCATTTCATCGGTTAATATGAAGGCATTTAACTTCATCAATTTACCACAGGTAACAAAACAAGGAGTAAAATTTAATGTTGACTTTTTTTACGAAGAAATTTCAGTTTCTGCCATCTTAATAATTACGGGAATTAAAAAAAATGGCTTCACTTGTAATATTGCAGCAGGCTTATCGGCTCTTAAAAATGCCGATAAAAGTTTAAAGGAACTGGTTTATAACTCCGGCAATCCAATCAATATTCCCAACTTTAATAATTTAACGGCCTATGAAACTGTTAATTGGAAAAATGCAATAGCATTTCCACCACATTATAACCCCGATTTTTATGGCGACTCAAACCCCGATTTTTGTGGTGTAGTAAATCGGCAAAATGGAGATGACAGGTCATATCTGACCAATACAATATATACAGGAAACAAATATACATTTGTGCCATTTGTATATTTACACTACATTTTAAAAACCATTTTTGATGCCGAAAACCTAACCATATTAGGCTCATATTGGAATCATCCTGATTTTGCCTCTCTTTTAGTTTATAATAATTATGCCCTCGATAAACTCAATCCGGTAGGTTTGTTTTCACAAACATCTTATTCTGGTGGTTTAGGTGGATTAGTAGTTATAGTACCATTTACTCAAACAGCAGGCAGCGGTTTTGATAATCTAACACATAAATACCCTGTTGCCGTTTCTGGTAATTATACCTTCAATTTAACCCTTCAGGGAAGCATCTATTTTCCGGCAGCAACAATATATAATTCGGTTTTATATATTAGATATGAAACCGGAGGCGTTGTTTCTACTGATATTTTTGAAGTGGTACTAAGTTCATTTATGATGCTTACGCCATTTAGTATTAACTTAACAGCAACAGCTTCATTAGTTCAATTTGATAGGGTTTGGGTTGAAGTTGTATCAGCTAATATATTTGTACTGGGCTTAACATCAGCTACATTTAATATTACGTTAGATCCAGTTGATGTTAATTATCACGAAAATAACATCTCTATCAATAACCATGTGCCAGACATCACAGTTTCTGATTTTTTAAATAAATTAAAGCGCTTGGCTGAAGTTGATTTTAATCTCGATTGGAATAACAATACCGTTTATTTAAAATTTATTGAAAACACATTAAAGGCTGATGTTGAATGTGATTTTACACCTTTTGCTGATCCTTATCCTGAACAGCTATTAAATAAAGGCAAAGGCTATACTGTTAATTACGACTTTGGTTCAAATGATGATTTGCTTAACAATAATTTCAAACAAATTGACGCAAATCGTTTTTTAGGCGATTTTCAAGCCTATTTTTTCCCCCTACCATCAGCATCCGGTCAACTAGCAAGATGTTTAAGTACCAATCAGGTATTTCAATCTAAGCCAAATGGTTCTTTCGGATTTCAGTGGGAGTATATCGGCGATTACTATTACCCACAAAAAGTAAATAACGGAAAAACGGACTATAAAATAGAATTTGCTCCCTTGTTTATGACATTTGGCTCTCCTGCAGTAAACGAAGGCACAGGCTTACGTGCAATAACATTAATGCCTCAAATAAAGCAAAAAGGCAGCAGCCCTGCTTTTGATTTAGGATTAAACGATGCCGGACTTCGTGTTGTATTTTTTAGAGGTGTATACAATGATCCCTATTGGGGTGGAACACATGTGGTAGCATCGTCGGGGACTTTTGGCTTAAGTGGCGATGTTATTGGTGCACAAAATTTAAAGCTGGATGGAGACGATGGTATATTTACCCGCTACATTAAAAACATACTTACCATTATTGATAACAACGAAATTTTTGAATACAAAATAAACCTTCCGGCAAGTTACCTGCGCTTCCGAAACAAAATACACCTCGATGGTGTTAACTGGTTAATTAAAAATGTTTCGGTATCATTTGCCAAATCAATTAAGCAAAGCGTTGTTAAATTACTGAAATTATAGCGTAGTCATTCTGAACGCTTGTACTGAGCCTGTCGAAGTATGATTCAGAATCTGCGCGCGAGATAAGCCCTGTCCTTTCCATACCCATTGCATCGCGGTAATTTTATTAAAAAAAGCCGTGGAAAATACCCCATCTATAAGCATTATGGTTGCCGACTGGTCGGCATACCTAAAAAAAGATTTGGCAAAAATGCTTGTCAAAAAAAAAATTGGTAAAACCGGTTCCCTGGCTTCATCTATTAAATACAATATCACCTACGATGCTGACGGACCTTCAAAGGTTACTTTTTACTTCAACCATTACGGAAAATTTGTTGACATGGGCATTGGCCGTGGTCAAAAAATAGGCGATGTAAAAGGTAATACCGAAATATTACGTGCTGCCGGATTAAAAGGGAGAGTTGCTAAAAAGTGGTACACCAAAACCATTTTCCCTGAAGCCAACACACTGGCGGTTTTACTTAAAGAAAATTACGGAATAAAAGCAATTGAAATTATTAACGACATCATTGATGGTGCTGTAAATATGAACATGTAATGACAGATAAAGAACAAAAAATAATAGAAGTTGTCATTCGCGGACAACAAGCAAATGCCTCTATCCGTGAAATGCAATCTGCGGCACGTATTTTAAATGCCGAGCTACGAAAGTTGCCTCAAAATTCTGAAGCGTTTAAGGCTAAAATGAAGGAGCTTCAGGACGTTAATAAACGCCTTAAATCTATTCAAGATGATGTAAAAGGCGTGGGTGGAGTGTTTAATAAAATTAGTGCTGAAGTAAAAGCTTTTGGATTAATAGCTATTGCGGCCTTAGGTTTTCAGTTTTTAACAAGTAAGGTTCAAAACCTAATTAATCAAAATGCCAAGCTTTCCGATTCATTTGCGGACATACGCAAAACAACCGGAATGACGGCTGAGGAAGTGCAAAAGCTAAATAAAACTTTTAGCCAAATGAATACGCGGACTACTACAGAAAACCTCCGGAGTATTGCCATTGCCGCGGGGCAATTGGGTATTGCTAAAAAAGATATTGTCGCATTTACAGCAGCTACAGATAAATTGGTGGTTGCATTGGGTGATGAATTTACAGGTGGTGCCGAACAGGTTACAAAAGAAATGGGTGGACTTCGAAATATATTTTCTGACATCAAGTCGGATAAAATAGACCAGGATATGTTACATATTGGTAATGCAATAAATGAGTTAGGCGCTGCGGGTATGGCAACTGGTCCTGTTGTTACCGATTTTGCCACACGAATAGGGGGTGTAGGAATAGAACTAGGTTTAACATCAGGACAGGTATTAGGCTTATCGGCTACCATGCAGGAGTTGAGTATTAACGCCGAACGTGGAGGAACAGCAATTACAAAAATATTGTTGACGATGACACAAAAAACAGAAGAGTTTGCACATGTTGCAGGTATGAGTACTAAAGATTTTCAGGAACTTATCAGTAAGGATTTGTATGGTGCATTTGTAAAGGTTGCAGAGGGTTCAAATAAGGGTGGACAAAGTGCTATTGCATTTGCTAAAATATTAGATAATCTAGGTATTGATGGTGCAGGAGCGTCCGAAGTATTTGCGAAGTTGGGAAATAATACAAAATTACTAAAGGAAAAAGTTGACTTAGCAAATAAATCACTTACAAATACCGATAGCATTATGAATGAGTTTGATATAAAAAATCAAACCTTCGCTGCTAATCTTGATAAGTTAGGAAAATCGCTTACATCAGCATTTGTAAGTGGTCCTATTATGAAGGGTATGCAAAGTATGGCAGCATGGTTAGTTGATATTACTACAAATACACATGCTTCTTCAGAAGCTTTAGCTGAAGAAAAAAACGAACTGGAATTGAATAAAATAAAAGTTCTTTCACTAAATGTTGGTAATAAAGAACGTACTGAAATTATTAAAAAACTACAGGAACAATATCCAGAGATGCTTGCAAATTTAGATGCTGAAAAATCATCTAACGAAAAAGTACGTGCTGCTATTGACGGAGTTATCAATTCTATGGCCAATAAAATAGTATTGCAACGTAAGCAGGAAGATGTTGCTGAACAGGCAGAAGACATTGCAGATAAAACAGAAAACCGGTTATTTGCTGAAAATAAATTGATAGATGAACTAAATAGAGCTTATCAATTTAACATTTCGCAACGTCAAAAATTAGGCAAGGAAAAAGTAACTGATTTGCAGAATGAAACCCTTGGATTGGATGTAAGAAAAGCAGCGCAACATATATTGGATAGCGAAAATTCAGGCTTAAATAAACGTGATCATAATTTAAGAGCTGTTGGTTTGCGTTTGCGAGAATTACAAAAAGCTGATCAGGATTATAACGTTGAAGTAGGTCGTGGTATTAAGTTGCAAAAAGAAGCTGATGAATTAAAAAAACGCTTAGGTATTCAAGCTCCTAAGGCTGTTGAAGCTCCAAAACCTGAAACTAATACAGGAGGAACTTATGTTCCAACGCAAGAAGAACTAAAAGCTGCTGAAGCTGCTTCCAAAAAACAAATTGAAGACAATAAAAAAATGCTGGATGCCATTGCCGACCAAAAAGTAGCATCTATCATTGATGATGAAATGCGTGAACGTGCACAAGCAGAGCTTGCTAATGCTCGTAGAAATACAGAAATACAACTATCCACTGCCTCCGAAGATGTAAAAAGCAAAGCTCTTGAATCACAAAAAGAAATTCACGAAAAAAACATTCAGGACATTGAATGGAAATACAAAGAGCAACGTGCAGCTAATCATCAGGAGTATTTAAAAGCAAAAGCCGAACGCGATAAACAAGCCGTTGATGATGAGCTTAATTTATTTAAAGAGGAAGATGCCGCAATGGATGCTGCTTTTCAAGAGGGGTTAACTAAATCATTGGATAAGGAGCTTGAAAAAAACAAACAATTAGCCAATCAACAAAAAGCAAATGAAGAGCTGTTGATTAAAGGCGCTCAAGACTTACAAAAGGAGCTGGCCGATACCATTTTTAATGCACAAAATGCCCGTATTCAGCGCGAAAAGGATATTGATTTACAAGCAGCAGAAGCAAAACATAATTCAGAAGCGGCTTCACTTCAGGCACGCTTAACTGCGGGTAAAATAACCCAAAAACAATTTGATAAAGAAAAACTATTTTCTGATAATCGTTATGCAGCCGAACAGCTTGCCATTAAAAAGAAAGCATTTGAAGATGAAAAGCGCATGAAGATTGCCCAAATAGGTGTTAATCTAATTATGGAGCTTTCAAATGCGGCGTTAATGGCATCTGCAAACCCTTTAAATGCTGCAACTTTTGGAGCTGCCGGCATTACTCAGTTTGCAACAATGGCTGGTATCGCTACCGTTCGTGCAGGTATTCAGGTAGCTGCTGTTGCTGCTCAAAAATTTGCAAAAGGTGGTTATAACAAAACGAGTAACAATCCACAAGGATACACCAGCGATGCAACACTATTTACTAATAGCGCAAGCGGTGCTCCATTTATTGCAGGCGAACAAGGCAGGGAATGGATTGCTCCTAACTGGATGTTGGATAACCCCAAAACGGCACCAATAATTGAACATTTAGAAGCTGTGCGCCAAAACAGAGGATTTGCTTCAGGAGGTTCAACTTCTGTAGATACATCTACAAGTAAAACACCTGAATTAAAAAACATTTCAGAAGCCAATGGAAATTCTAATTTAACAGAATTAGCGGCATCTATTAATAAGTTAAATGGTATATTATCACAGGGTATTGAGGCTCGTTTAGATTACGACCGATTTAAGAGTACTGAAGAAGAAATTGACAATGCAAAATCATCAGCCCGCATTGGCTAATTACATTTTAACCGTAAAACCATCGCTCAAATCTTTTTCAGGTAAAGCCATAATACTACGTGCATATTTTTGGAAACTTGTCATTGTAGTATGCCCGGTCAAAGCCATTATTTCGTGCCAAGGCTTACCGCTTCTTACTAATTGGCTTACAAATGTATGTCTAAACCCGTATAGGGTATGTAATGAGCTTAAACCAAAATGCTTTTTTACTTTGGCAAACCGAAGTGTAAAATATTGTTTGTTTACGGGAGTTGGTCCAGGCTTGTCATTTAATCCAAATACATAATAATCTTTTGGGTATTGGCTAAAATCACGGGTTTTAAATTCTTCCATAAAAATGTCAGGAATCAATTTTGTTATTCTCCTGTTAACCTTGCTACTGTTGGCGGTGAGTAATATTTTTTTATTAGGAATGTCAAGATGTTTTATTTGGATGTTACGCGCCTCGTTATTTCTAAAAAAACAGTAGGCAATGAATTTAATATAAAAAAGTAGCCAGGTATTATGTTCTTTTAGGTATTTAGATATTGCTTCCGCTTCATCATCTGTAAAAGCCACATGTGATTCTGATCGGGAAGGTAAATCTGAAATATTTATGCAGGGGTTCTTTAATACTAAATCCTCCCTCGTCTTCATTAAATAGTTAAATAAGCATCTTACTTCCTCAAATGCATTATTTACCGAACGGTTACTAATTCCACTTTGTAAAAGCCAATTACGGTAGTTTAACAGGTTTATTTTAGTTATTTCACTCGGATGTTTAGTTTCAATACTTGTCATTAAAAGCCATTCCTTGAACTTTCGCATATTTTTTTCAAGTGCCATAAATGAAGTAGGTTTTAAATAGGCCTCCTTTTCATTTATCATTGCAGTAATGCACTTGTAAATAGTTTGAGATTGCGGGATAAGCTGCTGATTATATTCCCTTCCTTCAGATACAGATTTAAATACTTTTGCATGTAGCTCTAGTAATAGCTCCATTCTCTTTTGTAAATCTTTTTCTCTATTGATTTGGCCGTATTCGCGTTTCCTTACTCGCTCGCCTTTGTGGTTAGTGCTGTAATAACTTACATACCACCTATTGCCGGTGGTATGAAGTTTTACCATTGTTGTTCTCATTTGTTCTTCAGTTGTTTCTCCCCCCGGAGCATAAACCTTAAACTGCGCCAAGTGCGCCAAATTTTGAACTTTAACATTCTTAGTCTCCTGCGAGACTGGTAGCGGAGAGAGAGGGATTCGAACCTTTATGTTGTCACCTCTGTATCTATTGGTTTTATTCATTTTTTATATGTTTTTAACTGGCGCACTTGTGGCGCACTTGACTCTTATGACGCAGTAGAAGTATGCCCATTATCTAGCATTTTTGCTATTAGCAATATGCTTTCATTTAATTCTTTTGACCCACTGTTTATATTTCCTGAAATATCTCCTATACCTGTATTTATTGATTTGCTTAATGTTATTATTGCTTCTGCTAGTTGGTTAAAATTCCCCTGACCTTTTCGAAGTAATTCGTTTTGCTCCTCTAATAATTTGTAATATTTTGCCTGATAATCGGAAATTATTTTCCCGTAATGTTCTATTGGTTCGGAAACTTCTTGTATGTTATAGGTGTTTATTTTCTTTAATTCGGGTATTTTGTCGGAAAAATCATAGTTTAATGCTTTTTGGAATGCCAATACGTCGTCTAATGACATATTTGGTTCTTTTAGCTTTGAAAATAGCGTCCTTACAGTTCTTTTCTTGCCTTTAAATATTAAACGCTCTGCTAAAATTTCCTTCTTAATTCCAAGGTCTTCAATATAATCCTTGATTATTTGGCCCCGATGTACCATTGTATTTTGTATTTAAATGTTTGATTACAAATGTATTACTCAATTGTTGAAAACTTTTTCCGTAAAACTTCCGAATAACTTCCGAAACATTTCATACAATTGCAAAACAATAATTAAACAATAATACAACAATTATTAAACCGAAAAAAAATGCGACTTACATCAAAACAATCAAAGAAGCTAAAAAACAGATTGCCTCAAAAATGGTGGGTGTTGATTAAAGAGCGACTTGAAATTAAAGGGAAAAGATTATCAGCCTATTGGATTCATAAGGTCGTTTGTGGAAAAGAAGAAGATAATCACCAAATAATTGAGGAAGCTTTATCGCTGGCAATAGAAACTGAAGAAAAAGCAAAAAACACCATTCAAAAACTTAATGCTATTTAACATGATCAGATTTTTCCAATTAATGATCTTTTTAATAAAGCTATCAAAACAAAAAAAGTAATAACCAGCTTCCCCCGGAGCATAAACCTTAAACGCATGAAAAAAACAGTTTACCTATCAGGACCTATTTCCAATATAGTAGGAGGAAATTATACCACTTTTGCCAAAATGCAGGAACGCATAGAGGCACTGGGTTACAATGTGCTTAACCCGCATGAAATTTGCCAACACATCGACCCTAAATTATACGCATCAACCGAAGAACATTGGGAAGCTTGTATGCGTGCCTGCCTATCACAATTACCCTTTGCTCATATTTTAGTAACTCTTAAAGACTGGGAACAAAGCAAAGGCGCTGTAAAAGAAGTTGCCATTGCTCGCGAAACTGGATTTATTGCCGTTGAGTTTTGTTTAAACTTTATAAAACGCCACAATGGAGAACTTAACTAAAATTTCATTTGCGGCTTCGGTGCGCATATATATACAGCATAAGCAGGCTATTGAAAAACATAGCCCTTGGTATAAACAGGATGTTGTAGCTCAAAGCATGAGCAAATGTTCATCGCTGTTGGTGATGGTAAAAAGAGATTGCAGCAACTATACGTTACAGCAATTAGCAAAAATGGTAGTAGTATATCAAAATCATTTGATGATGATTTTACCTGCTCCTAACAATCCATCCTACCAACGACAAAAAGAAAAACTAGAAAAATTAATAGAAACTTCAATAGAACTAGCTAAATGAATAAACGCGATGAAATAACAATTGTATTGATAAATACAATTTCCGATTTACAAAATACTCCCGTTAGCAATTTAAATGAAAATGTAAGGTTACACTCCGACCTTATGTTTGATTCGCTCGACTTTGCCGAACTAACCATTGAAATTGAGAAAACTTGGAAAATTGATTTTTTAAAAGTTGCAGGAAACAGAAAAATTAAAACCATTAAAGACATCGTTGACATCATTTATGAAAACACTGAAGCATCGGAAAGCACGCCATCAACAAAAACTGATGCTGCTGTATAGGTTGCTTAATAAAGCAACAATGATTGAAACAAGTATTAATCAACTATTAAAATAAGTCTATGCCATATATAAAGGATTACTGCGTAAAAGAAATTGAAAGCAAAGGTGAAATTCAGAATATTATTGGCGAATACGTTACCTTAAAACGTAAAGGCTCTGATTTAGTTGGTGAATGTCCGTTTTGTAATGCTAAAGATAAGTTTACCGTAAGTAAACAAAAAGAGCTTTGGAAATGTTTTGTTTGTGATACAGGAGGAGTTGGATACCTTTCGTTTGTTCGTAAAATTACAGGCAAAACATATCCTGAAACATTAGAGCTTCTTGCTGCCAAACTAAATATAACTGTTGACTACGAAGAAAAAGAACAAACACCTACTGAACCCAATAAATTACCTGCAGCACATAAATTGCCTAAGGCCGACCGTAAAGATAACTTCCGTGATATTCAACTTCGCGAAAGCGGTTTAACCGATGCCGACCAAAAGTATAACAAGAAAAACGAAAGTGTTGAAGGGGTAGTTGAAATAGACCGTTATCAAAAAGGAAGTGTAAATGCCGACTGGACCATTGACCCTAACGGGGATGATATGGTAATGCACTACATGGACTTAAATGGTAAGCCTATGACCTATCAACGCAAAGGGCAATCGAAAGATTTTCCATTGATACGTGTGCGTTACGCAAACCCTTCGGTGCACCTCGATAAGAACCTTCGCCCAATGAAGTACCAAAGCCCTTACGGGAGTGGTACACACGTTTGGATTAACCAAACATTGCGCAGTTTGTACGAAAATGGCACGAAGATAAAACGCTTGTTTATTCAGGAAGGGGAGAAGAAAGCCGATAAAGCAACCAAACACGGCATTGTATCTATTGGTATTATGGGTATTCACAACATTGCTACAAACAAACATTTGCCGCGCGAATTTGAATTGGTAATAAAACGTTGTGATGTAGAAGATGTGGTATTTATTGTTGACAGTGATTTTTTGGATATTTCCGACAATACACAAAGTGCCATCGACCAACGTCCGCGAAGCTTTGTAAAAGCCATCATCAACTTTCGTGATTACTTTTTTGCGCTCAACAATTCAGGCATTAGTCTGGGAATTTTCTTTGGGTATATTAAACCAGATCAAGGTGAAAAAGGTATTGATGATTTATTGCAAAACAAACTTAAAAAAATAGAACATCTTTTATTGGAAGATATTCAAAAAACAATACTTGAACCTAGCGGAATTGGCACTTACATTAATGTTCACAAGATTACGTCATTTGATGAATACAAGCTTCGCAAGGAGTTTTTTCACATGGAGACCAATCAGCAGTTTGCCGACTTCCATTACGAAAAACTAAAAGACCGTGCTACATTTAAAATAGGTCGTGAGTTATTCAAATTTTCAAACCTTCAAGACAATCCTGAACTACCTGAAAGAACGCTTGTATTGGCTCAACCACTTTCAAACGCTGAACAATTTTGGCAAGAAAAAACGGTAAAACGTGGTGATTCCGTTGAAGTGGTTACAACTTTTAAATATTTAGAAGCGGTTATTTTTTTAGAAAACAGATACTTTGGCAAATACCGTATTTCGGAAGGTGCCGAACCTGTTTATATTAAAATTGAAAAATCTATAGTTTCCATTGTTACACCTGCCGACATCAATGAGTACGTGGTAAGTTTTGTAAGGTATGCCTTACAAAAACTAAATGTTACTGAAATGATTTTTAAAGGGTCGCGCATGTATTTAAACTCCGACCTTTTTAATAAATTGGAATACATTCCACTTAATTTCCATCGCTCAGGTAAAGGGGTTCAGTACAACTATTTTAAAGACACCATGTGGAAAATAACAGCACAAGGCATTGAAGAAAAATCTATTTCGGAATTAAACGGCCATGTGTGGAAAGATGATATTAAAAAACGTGCCGCCATAAAGCTTCCCGATTTAGTAAGAGTAAAACTGAATGAAAAAGGAAAGTATGAAATTGTTTTTCCTAATGGTGCTGAACATGCTAACAAGTGCGACTTTTTTAGATTTTTATTAAATACCTCTAACTTTTATTGGAGAGATACGCACGAAGGCTTGTACAGTAAAAAGGATCCTGAAACACCACGCCAAGCCATAGATGAATTTAAGCGCGATGATATTACCCTGCATTTTATTAGCAAATGTGTTGCTTTAGGTTACTTGTGCCACACGCATTTTGACCCATCGGTAACAAAAGCTGTAATAGGTATGGATGGCAAGTTAAGTGAGGTTGGCTCTAGTAACGGGCGTAGTGGTAAAACCATTTTTGGAACTGCCATCACTAAACTAATTACCACGTTTGAAATACCAGGTAAGTCAAAAGATTTGATGGAAGATAAACACGTATTTGAAGGTGTTACCGATGCTACTCGTTGTGTGTTTATTGATGACGTACGAACTAATTTCGATTTTGAATTTCTATTCCCCATGATTACCGGAATGTGGAAAATTAACCCAAAAGGTAAAGCTTCTTTCCCGTTACAAAAACAAAATTCTCCTAAAATTTACCTACCAACAAACCATGCTATAAATGGGGAAGGTGGAAGTTTTAGAGCCCGTCAATTCCTTATTGCATTCAGCGATTATTACAACGAAGATTATACTCCCATTGATGATTTTGGTCGTTACTTTTTTGATGAATGGGATACTGAACAGTGGAATTTGTTTTACAATTTAATTGGCAACTGCCTTCAAATATATTTTGAACACGGATTAGTTGCCGCTCCTATGGATAGATTGGAGTTACGTAAACTACGCCAACAAATTGGAGAAGCCTTTTTAGACTGGGCGGAATTATATTATGATCCTGAGCGCGAATCTGATTCCATTGGTGGTAATGGTTGTAACATCAATAAAGATATTGAACGCTCCATTTGCTACAAATCATTTATAGATATGTTCCCGATGCAAGGTAAATATACCGATAGCAGAAAGTTTAAACAGTTGCTTCAGAAATGGTGTATTTACAAAGGGTATGAGTTTAACCCGGGATGCGAAAAAGGATATGATAAGCGTAACGGTAAGGAATACTTTACTGTTGCCAATGATGAGTATAAAAAGGATAAAATGTTTTGACGTATAACGGTAAACAGCTTACCAATGCTGGCGATTAGAAACTACTTAACTATCAACTTATAAATAATAAATATCATGTCAAAAACAAAAACAGTAAAAAAACTGGATTTAACCATTACTTACAAAGTTGGTTACGGTGATGTAAAAATGCCGAAAAAAATCTATGAGCAACTTTTAAAAGCCGCTAAAAATGGTGATGAAATTGAAATGAACAAATATCCAGACGTTGCAGATTGGATGTCGTCAAATGTTAGGGAAATAGATTGTATGAATTGGAAAGCTGAAATAGACGACCTACGAACGTTTGGGGCTAAAGAAAGTGCGGAATAAAAACTTCCTAACTGTCTTACCGCACTAAAGATATAAAATGTTCCGAAGTGAATGGCAAGCGCCAACAAAAAGTTTACACCGATGAAAAATAGCGATTGCAACTTGCACGTCAACCCGCATTTTTTTTAGCCCATGTTAGGCGTAGAGCTATTT